GACCGGGCTCGACCTGAGCGCGGAGGTTTGCGACATCGGCATCGTGGCCAGCGACGGCACGGTGCTGCTCGACACGCTCGTACGTCCCCGCAACCCAATTCCCGCCGATGCGACCGATGTGCATGGCATCACCGACGCGATGGTGGCCGAGGCGCCGACATTCCCGGAGATCGTGGAGACGGTGCGGTCGCTGATTACCGGCAAGCTCGTCGTGGTCTACAACGTTTCGTACGATCTGCCCGTACTCAACCGCCTCTGCCAGACGCACGGCGTGCCGGCGCTCTCACTCGACATCGCCGGCCGGGGCTGCGCGATGCTGGCGTTCTCCGATTTCGAGGGCACGCTCAACGCCTACGGCAAACCGAAATGGCACCGGCTCGATGTCGCCGCGGCGCGGTTCGGCATCCCGCCGGGCGGGCACCGCGCCCTGGCCGATGCCCAGACCGCGCGCCTTGTGGTGGCCGCGCTGGCCCGAGAGCAGATCGGAGCACGAGCATGATCATCACGACCACGGTCTACATCACGGCGGACGGCGGCATCCGGCTCGCGACTCGCTCCGACAGCAAGCCGCGAAAGGGCGAATTGGCGGCGACGCTGGTGCTTGAGGTGCCGGACAGCGCGTTCAACCCGCCGGCGCTGACGCTTCGGGCAACAGTGGCCGGCGCGAAACCGGAGCCGGTCACCAAGCCAGTCACGCAGCCCACGGTGGTGAACGGCAACGGCGCACCACCGCCCATGAAGGACGTGTGGACTTCTGAGCGGTTGCGCCGGGTGATGGCGCTGGTCGATCTCGACGCGGAGACGCTGACCCGGCGCATCGGCGTCTCGACGGCGACGGTGCGGGCCTGGGAACGGGCGCCCCGGCCCTTCGAGCCGAGCGAGCCGGCGCGGGAGAAGTTGGCTGCGCTGGAGACGCAGGCGCATGGGGTGACGGCGTGAAGCTTTATTTCGCCGCGCGCTTCTCACGGCTCCCGGAACTGGTTCGCTTTCGCGATGAGCTGACCGCTGCGGCACCTGGGTACGGCGCCGAGATCGAGGTCAACAGCCGGTGGCTGCTCGGCGGCCATGAGTGGGTTGGCACAGCGGACGACGATATCCCGGTCGATCGCCTCGCCGAATTCGCGCGGGATGACATCGAGGACCTGATGGCCGCGGACGCCATGGTCTGCTTCACGGAGTCGCCCCGATCGGGCCCGGCCCGGGGAGGGCGCCACGTCGAATTCGGCTACGCCTTGGCGATGGGCAAGCGCATCATCGTCGTGGGGTACCGCGAAAACGTCTTCTACTGCCTTCCCGGCGTTGAGTTCTACCCGACATGGGAAGACGCGCGGGCGCGCTTGCTGGCTGATGCTGGCAACCGAGCGGAGGCGCCATGTTGACCGCGCCGGTGCGTATCGACGGCGATCTGGCCGTCATTGAGTTCAGCGACTTCAGCCTGGCGAATTACCCGCTCTTCTTGAAGGTGAAACAGCTTCCGGAAAGCCGGCTCGAATTCGAGTGGGAAACCGACACCTATCGCATCACCACGCCGGCCCGCTTCGTCGATCGCCTCGGCGTCGATCCGGCACCGCCAGATCGGACGCCGGGCGAGTTGGCGCCGCACCTGTTCGACTACCAGCGCTGGGCCGTGCGCTTGGCGCTGACGGCGAAGCGGTTCGCGCTGTGGCTCAATACCGGACTCGGCAAGACCGCTTGCTACCTCGAATGGGCACGGCAGGTGACCGCGATGACTGGCGGCCGGGTGCTGATCCTGGCGCCGCTCGCTGTGATCCCGCAGACGATCGCGATGGCGCGCGAGTTCTACGGCGAGGCGACGCCGATCTATCAGTTGCAGACCCGAGAAGAGCTCATCGCCTGGTGTGTCAGTGGCGGCGACGGCATCAAGATCGCCATGTGCAACTACGAAAAGCTGAACGCCGGCGAAATCCCGGAGTTCCGTCACCCGGCCGGCATCGTCGCCGATGAATCGAGCATGCTCAAAACCGGAGGCGGGGTGCGCAAGTGGAACCTCATCCACAGCTCGAAGGGCATCCCCTACAAGCTGAGCTGCACGGCCACACCGGCCCCGAACGACGCGATGGAGTACGCCTCGCAGGCGGCGTTCCTCGAAACGATCCGGACCGAGGGGGAGGTCTTCTGGACCTTCTTCTCGAAAGACAAGTACGGGAACTGGAGCGTCAAGCCACACGCGAAAGCTGCCTTCTATCGCTTCCTGAGTTCGTGGTCGCTCTACCTGCACGACCCGGTCCATTTCGGGTTTGCCGACATTCTCTCCAGCCTGCCGGATCCGGTGGTGCAGGAAGAGCGGCTCGGCCTGACCGATGACCAGCGCCGGCTGATGCAGACGATCCTCGTCTCCCACGGCGGCGACATGTTCGGGGAGACGCTCGGCGTTGTGCCCCGGCAGAAACTCGCCCAGCTGGCCCGTGGCTTCCTCTACCCCGGCAAGGAAGGCGGGGAGATGGAGCGCGTCGTCAGTGCCAAACCGCACCGGGTGGCGGCGATCATCGAGCGCGAGGTGCTGGCCGGACGCCAGGTGCTGATCTGGTCGACGTTTGATGCTGAGGGAGGCGTCATCCGCGAGGCCCTTAACGGCCGGCCGGTGAACGCCGCCGCAGTCGCCGAGCTGACCGGCAAGCAGACCGACGTGCAGCGCCTGGCGATCCTTGATCGCTTTCGCGCTGGCGAGATTCGGTGCCTGATCAGTAAGCCGCAGTTGATCGGGTACGGGCTCAATTTGCAGTTCGTGCGGGCGATGGTCTTCAGCGGCTTCGATGACTCCTTTGAGCGCGCCTACCAGGCGATTCGGCGGGCCTACCGGTTCGGGCAGACCGAGCCGGTGCGGGTCTACTGGCCCTACATCCCTGAGCTCGAAGGGGTGGTGTTCGACAACATCCGGGCGAAGGAAGCCCGGTTCCTGGCCGATGTGGAAGCGCAGGAGCAGGCATACCGGGCGGCGTTTGCCGAGAGTGGGGAGCTGGCAGCGTGACGATCCAGCTCCCGATCGTGGGCCTCCCGCATCACCGCTTCTGGGTACCGGTGCAAGACGGCGACGGCCGGGCGCGGGCGCTCTACCACCGGCATTACTCGCGGCGTCGCTACCGCGATGGCCGCGACCCGAAACTCTTCGTCGGCCCCGGCGAGAAAATCGTGCTGCTTGGACACGACGCCCGCGCCCTGTTCGTCTGGCGCAAGTTCAAGAGCGATGACGGTCAGCATGGTGTCAACTGCGCCGTCTTCCGCAATGAATCGCCGCACCGATCGAGCGACATGATCCGTGAGGCGATGCAGATCGCATGGAACCGGTGGCCTGGCGAGCGGTTCTACACCTACGTCAACCCGCGAAAAGTCACGAGCCCGAATCCCGGCTACTGCTTCAAGTGCGCCGGCTGGCAGGCCTGCGGTCGCTCCAAACGTGGCCTAGTGATTCTCGAAGCCATGCCGGTCGAAGAAATGAGGATTGCCGCATGAACCAACCAACTGTTGACATTCGATTCGGCGACTGCGTGACCGGGATGGCCGATCTGCCAGAAGGAAGTGTCAACCTCTGCGTGACGTCGATCCCCTTCGCCGCCCTCTTCTCATACAGTCACAAGACCGAGGATATCGGCAACTGCAAGGACGGCGTTGACTTCCGGGCCACCGAGTTCGGGCTGAATATGCGGTTCTTCGTGGCGCAGTTGCTTCGCGTGCTCGAACCGGGCTCGGTCGCCTGTATCCATATTCAGCAGCTGCTAGCGACGAAGGTCCAGCACGGCTACATGGGCCGGCGCGACTTCCGGGGCGCGGTGGTCGACCTCTTCACCGCCGGCGGATTCGACTGGACCGGCGAGGTCAGTATCGTCAAGAACCCACAGGTGATCGCCCAGCGTCAGAAGCTCCACTCGCTCCAGTTCAAGAGCGGCAAAACCGATGCCCGCAAGCTGGCGCCGGCCGTCTGCGATTACGTAATGATCTTCCGCAAACCGGGCGACGGCACGAAGGTACCGGCGCTCTTCGATCCGCACGAGAACCCCGGCGGCTGGGTGACGACGGAAGAGTGGATCAAATGGGCGCACGGCGTCTGGACGGACATCAGTGAGATCGACGTGCTGCAGGGCTGGAAGGGCGCGCGGGATGAAGAAGACGAAAAACACGTCTGCCCGCTTCAGCTCGAAGTGATCCGGCGCTGCATCCGGCTCTACTCCAATCCGGGCGCGACGGTCTTGGATCCGTTCATGGGCATCGGCTCAACGGCCTGGGTGGCGATCGAGCAGGGACGCAACGCGATCGGGTTTGAACTCAAGGAGAGCTATTGGAGCCAGGCGGTCAGGAACGCGGCGAAGGCCTTGGAAAACCGTCGCGAGCAGGCTGAACCCCTGCCGCTCTTCGCAGAGCTGGACGGAGTGACGGCATGACCGAATTGACTGCCTACCCGCTCACCTGGCCGGCTGCCTGGCCGCGAACCGCGCAGCCGCAGCGTTCCCGGTTCGACACGACGATGGCACAGGCCAGAGATGAAAAAACCCGCGTAGATACGCGGGAATCTGGTATACTCAGAGCACCAATTCAAGAAGCGACCGGCGCGGTGGTGGAACACCCGCCGGTCATGGCACCGAGACGTTGGAGGTCTGCGATGCGCTCAGATTCTATCCTCATTACCCATACCGTCACAACAGAATATGAGCTTGATCACGAAACCGGGGCGGTCAAGATTCCGCTCATCAGTGACCGATTCCCGGGGCTTTTCGCGCTCGTTGACATTGACGACGCGCCGCTTGTGTCCCCGTACCGCTGGCATCCCGATCAAGCGCGTAACACGTTCTACGCACAGGCAACGATCTTGGAGACCACGAGCGAGCGCCGACACAACGTGCGCATGCATCGACTCATCACCGGTATTTCTGACCAGAAAGTGCTGGTCGACCACCGGAGCCGAGATGGGCTCGATAACCGACGATCGAATATCCGCATTGCCACTCCTATGCAGAATAGCGGCAATGCCCCCGGGCGACCGGGAACGTCGAACTTCAGGGGAGTGTGCTGGGATAACAATCGAGGCAAGTGGCTCGCACAAATCAAGGCGGGGGGCCCGGGGAGCTACATCGGTCGATTCGAGTCTGAGATTGAGGCAGCACTCGCTTATGACGAGCGCGCGCGCGAGTTGTTTGGACCGTTCGCACATCTCAATTTCCCAGATCGGATTGCGTCATGAGCGCCGACACGTTTGGCGCGCTGCTCAAACAGGTCCGGACCGGGCGTGGGCTCTCGCAGAGCCGGCTCGCCGATGAGGCCGGCGCGGATCACAGCTACGTGAGCCGGCTCGAAGCCGGGCACCGGCAACCCTCTCGCAACATGCTGATGCGCGTCTGCGAGGTGCTGCGCTGCAACGCCGATGAGCGGGAGACGCTCTTCCACGCCGCCGGGTTCGTGGTCGGCAATGAGGCGGTCGTGATGCGCGACCAGTTGCTGCACGATCTCGGCGACGTGCTGCATGACCGGACGCTGCCGCTGGCCTACCGCGATCAGCTGCGGGCGACGGTGCAGGGGATGGTCGATGCGGTGAAGTTCGTTCGACGTGACCTGGAGGCGGCGTGAGCAGTTCAACGCCAATCCCGCCCAAACAGAAGCGGCCAACGACGGCAACGAGCGACCCTCTGACCATCGCCCACGACATCGATCAAGCACGGCTCCGCTGCGAGGACGTGCGGGCGCGGGTGGCAAACGCCGCGCGCGACATGCTGAGCACCGACGCCGACGACCTGCGGCGCTACCGCCTCCGCGAACGATGGGAGCAGGCGTTGGCCGATCTGCGACATGAACGGGCTAAGCACACCCAACTCGTGCATGAGCTGGTGGCACTGGCGGAGAAAGGGGAAACAGCATGAGCGATCCGAGACGCGAGGTTGTGGAGAACTGGCAACGAGAGAACGTCGCCAACGCGATCCTGTTCGTGCTGGGGCTCTGCGACGGCGATGAAAACTCTCAAGACCGCGCCAATGCGCTGCAGGCGGCGGAGGACGCGATCCAAAATTTGGCCTCCACTCTATCCGACTCCGCCCTAGCCGCCATCGACGCCACCCCCGGCCCGACTGATGGGTTACGTGAAACGGCCACCGTGGCGCTGGAAGCGGCACTCGACAAGTACGGGCATCTGGAACAAGCCGATGGTGAGCGACGCAGATACACGCTTTGGGAGGAATTTCTGCCCCGCATGGGCCTGTTGATCGCGCGAGCTATCACGGCGGCACATCCTCCCGCCACCCCCGGCCCGGTCGCGGTGAGCGAGGCGGCGGTGGATACCGCGCTCGCCGACTACGCCAAGAAGTACCGGCGTTACCACAACGAGCAGGAACGATGGTTCGACAACGGTCGGAATGGCGAGGAAGTGCCGCGTCTGGACCGCCTGCTCGATGACGTGAATGCGGCACGAACTCGTGTGGTCGATCTCCTCGCCGCCCGGACCGCCGCGCGCGCGGAGCCGACTGAGCCGACCGATGCGGAGGCACTATCGCTCTTGCGGTCGTGGGTTGACGGCGAGATCGATGTGCTGACTAAGCGATTCCTCACCCCACACGAGTGCCGGGAGTTGACCGGGGCCAGGCTGGCGGCGTTCGGAGAGTTCCGAGCTTGTATTCGAGAGGTTGCTGATCAGATCGCCGTTTGGAAGGCAGAACAGGAGGCCGGTGATGCAGCCGAATGACCGGGTGCGCAACCGCCGCACCGGCACCGAGGGCGTGGTGATCGGGGCGACGCCCGCCGACAAGTACGTCTACGTGCGGCTCGATTCGGGCAAGGTCGAACGGTGGCGGCGTGCTGAGGTGGAGGTGACGGCGGGATGATGCCACGCATCACCGAGGCCGACATGCAGCGCACCATCATGGCGGCCGCCAGGCAATTCGGGTTCCTCTGCTACCACGCCGCGTACGCCATCGGCTCCGAGCGCGGCTTCCCCGATCTCTGCCTGGCCGGGAACAACCGGGTGATCTTCTTGGAGCTCAAGGGGCCGAAACCGACGATCTACCCGGAGCAGGTGGCATGGATCGAAACGCTGCAGGCATGCGGCGTCGATGCGCGGATCGTTCACCCCGACGATCTGGACGACGTGCTGGCCGATTTGCAGGCGGCATTCGAGGAAGCGAGAGACGCGGCATGACCGATCCCACCTTCGCCGCCGCCACGACCAAACGGATCGCGGATCAGGAACGGGAGCTCCAGCAGCTGCGGCTCCAGGTCGCCGAGCAGGCGGCGACCATCCGGGCGCAGGCGCACACCATTGCGGCGCTGCGGGAGACGATCACGGCGACGCAGCTGCGGCTCCAGCGGGTGCAGACCAATCTGCTGGCGCGGATCGACGGGGAGGCCTGACGATCGTGCCGCCACCACGCCATAAACGCGATCACGTCTACTGCGAGGCCTGCCATGCAGATCTCGGAAAGATGCGGCCGGCCGCCGGCGGTGGGGTCTACCTCGACGGCGCCGCCGCCGCACACGGGTTCTGGCGGAATCCGGAGGAGCCTGGGTGCTTCACGCTCGTGTGCCGGTGCGGCCATGAGACAACCTGGCGCGGTGAGGCGGTGACGAGCCGGCGGCGACTGGCGGCGTGATAGGATTAGACGTAATCAATAGGCGTTGCGTTGTGCCGCCGGCCGCATGGGAAACCGTGCGCCGGCGGCGTTTTTGTTGGGCGAGTGATGGCGGGTCGCAGTGAATCCATGACGAGTGAAAATCGCCTCACCGCAGTGGAGCGCCAGCGGCGTGCCCTCGAGTTGCGGATCTCGGGTGCGACCTACGTCGAGATTGCCGATGCGCTTGGATACGGTGGTCCGTCGAGCGCCCACAAAGCGGTCAAGACCGCACTCCGCAAGACCCTGCAGGAACCGGCCGACGACCTCCGAGAGATCGAGGTGGCTCGGATGGATGTCATGCTCCAGAGCCTCTGGCCGAAGGTGCTGGCCGGGAGCGCGCGCTCGGTGGAAGTCGCGATCAAGGTCCTGGAGCGTCGAGCGAAACTGCTCGGACTAGACGCCCCGCTCAAGTTCAGCGTTGAACAGATCATCGCGGAGACTGCTGAACGCCACGGCCTGACCGCCGACGAGCAAGCGGAGCTTCATGAGAGCATCGCGGCCTTCCTTGCTACGCAGAAGGCGATGCCCTGATGGTGGCGCAATCGATTGCTGTCTACGCAGACTTAAAGGCGCTCGCGCTCAAGGCCGCCCGGCAGACGCGCCAGCAGACAACCCCGGCCACCTGGCAGGCGTGGATCGCCGACAACTTTTCCGGCTACCTCTGGCCACCCTACGCTGCCTATCACACCGAGTTCTGGGACTGGGCGTGGGCGATTCGGGCCGGCGAGCCAGCACGCCCCTTTGTCGCGATCTGGCCGCGCGGCTTCGCCAAGTCGACGAGCACCGAAGTCGCCTGCGCGCTCATGGCTGGCGAGCAGAAGCGGACCTACGGACTCTACATCTGCGCCACGCAAGACCGGGCCGACGATCACGTGGCGAACGTCGCCGGCTTGCTCGAATCGGCACCTTTTTCCCGGCACTACCCAGAGGCATCGCAGCGCAAACTCGGCAAGTTCGGCAACTCCAAGGGCTGGCGCCGGAACCGACTGCGCACCGCGTCGGGGTTCACGCTCGACGCAATCGGGCTCGACACCGCCGCGCGCGGCGCGAAGGTCGATGAGGACCGGCCGGACTTCCTGATTTTCGACGACATTGACGGCGTGCTCGATTCCCCCGCCACGGTTGAGAAGAAGGTCACGACCATCACGCAGTCGTTGCTCCCGTCCCGGGCCGCGCACGCCGCGGTGCTGGTCGCCCAGAACCTGATCCACGAGGACGGCGTGGTCGCCCGGCTCGCTGATGGCCGCGCCGACTTCCTCGCCGATCGGATCGTGAGCGGTCCGCATCCGGCGATCGCCAACCTCGCCATCGAACAGCGGGGCGGCAAGGCGGTGATCGTCGGTGGGGAATCGACCTGGCCGGCCTTGAGCATCCCGGAGCTGCAGCGCGAGCTCAACGAGATCGGTCTGACCGCCTTCCTGCGTGAAAAGCAGCATGAGGTCGGCAACGTCGAGGGCAGCATCTTCGAGCACGTTGCCTACCGGCACTGCGAGCGGCGCGAGGTGCCGAACCTGGAGGAGATTGTCGTCTGGGTGGATCCGGCCGTCACCGATACCGATCAGAGCGACGCGCACGGCATTCAGGCGGACGGCCGCGCTGCGAATGGCGACATCTACCGGCTCTATTCGTGGGAGGATCGTACCTCGCCGCAAGATGCGATCGAGCGGGCCATCCTCAAAGCGGTCGAGCTGGGCGCGGTCACCGTCGGCGTCGAGACTGACCAGGGCGGCGATACCTGGCAGTCGGTCTTCAACGAGGCGTGGGAGCGGCTGAAGAACAGCGGGCAGCTGCCGGACGGCGCGACGCGACCACGCTTCAAGCAAGTCAAAGCCGGCGCCGGCCACGGGCCGAAAGCCTATCGGGCGAGCCAGATGCTGGCGGCCTACGAGCGCGGCGAGATCATCCATGTCATCGGCACACACGTTCTACTCGAACGGGGGCTCCGCCGCTACCTGATCCGCAAGCCCTATGACCTGGTCGATGCCGCGTACTGGTCGTGGCGCGATCTGGCCAAGCGACGCGGGAGCGCGGCCGCCGCGCCGGCCGCCACGCCGCAGGCCAGCAAATGGCGGGGGCGATCATGAGCGTACCGACGAACGCGCCGGTGTGGCGTCCGCTCCTCTGCCCGGTCTGCCAGCGCGTCTGCGGGGCCACCGATCAGGCGGCGGGCTCGATCGCGATCTACTGCAAGCAGTGCCGGGCATGGCGCAAGGTGGGCGCGAGCACGCCGATCGTGCGGCACGTGGAGATCGTGGAAGGGCTGCGGCTGGTGATTGAGGGCGGCGAGTCGTGATGGTTCTGCCTCGGTCGGTGACTCCGCTATACTGACCGCAATCGACGTTGGCCTCTGTTGGCCTCTTGGAGACGCGCTTCGGCGTTCCAGGAGGCTTTTTGTATGGTCCGGTACATCGATAATGGCTCGGCCACCAAGGCCGTCGCCATCACCCCCAACGACTCCACCGACCTCGCCGCCATCACGCGCGGCCTCTTCGTCGGCACCGGCGGCAATCTCTCGCTGATCCTGGCCGATGACAGCAGCCCGGTGCTGTTCAAGAACGTGCCGGCTGGTTCCGTGCTGCCGCTGCGGGTCAAGCGGGTGCGTGCGGCGGGATCGGGAACCACGGCTGCCGACATCATCGGGCTGTACTGAGCCGAGGGCTCGAAGGAGGACCCATCGTGGCCATCAAGGGAGCCGTGCGCTGGCGGCCGGACGCGTTTCGCTCGCCGCTGACGACGACTGTCGCCAATCTCGTTCCGGCGGCGACGCCACCGACCGGGCAGGTCGTGATGATCGCCCAGGCGCTTGTCTACGACGACACCAAGGTCACCGGCGCGAACTACAAACCGGGCGATCCGGCCACCGAGCGCGAGCTGGTGATCCTCTACGAGGAGCCGGTGTCAATGGAGTTGGCGGCGTTCGACGGGCTGACGGAGGCGCAGGCGGCGGCGCTCTGGGAGGATGCCCTGACCGACTTCAAGACCCGGGTGCTGCCAGCTGGGCCCGTGCTGATCCGGGCGATCCGGACCGCGCGGACCGCGCCGCCGGTGGTGATCTAGGAGGCGGCCGGTGTCCAATCCAGCGCTGCTCCATCTTCCTCTACGTACCGGGCTCGACGGCCGGGACCGGAACGGGATCGTGACCGCGACGGCGGTGGGGCCGGTGCGGTTTACGGCGGACGGGTATTTCGCGGAAGAGGGGACGACGAATCTTGTTGCGAACCCGAGTACCGAGGTTGATACCTCAAATATCTTCCCCGGCACGGGCGACGCGGGGCAAATCAGCCGGGAGACCGGGTTTGGATATAGCGGCAATGCGTGCATGAAAGTGACCGCGCCGGGGCTTGCTGCCGGCGAGGGGGTCATCTATCGCAGCTTGACCGGTCTTGGCACGACATCGACGCGCACCTTCGTAGGATCACTCTATGCGCGAGGGAGCGGAGTTGTCGACGTCTGGACACGGGCTCAATACGCGGATGTGTCGATCACTGAGGGCGAAAAGACCTTCGTGACGCTCACGAATAACTGGCAGCGCATTGTCGCACCGGCAGTCACAACCGATCCCGCCAAGACACTGCACTTCCTGCAAGTGATGTGTCGCACGCGCAGCGTGGCAGCGGTTGAGTTCTGGGTCGATGCCGCGCAGATTGAGGAGAAATCCTACGCGACGTCGTACGCCGATGGGTCAATGGGCACCGGCTACTCGTGGGCGGCCACCGCGCACAACAGCGCGAGCACGCGGGCGGGGACAGTTTTGCGCGTACCGACGACCGATCACATCGCGGTGGCAAGCGGAGCCATGGCCGCTCGGGTCCGACGTGCGTACGCGGGCCAATCCTTCCCGCAGTTCTTTGGCGCGGGACTGACGAGTGGCTCCTCAGACGAGCTGCTGGTCTATGGGCTCAAGGCGACCGATGAGCTGGTGACAGAGCAACGCTTCGCCGGGGTTAACAATACGCTCACTGGGACTGGGCACACCGTGCCCGTCGGAACGCAGCGGCTGATCTATGCCCATTGGTCCGGCCGCGACAAGGCACACGGTCTCCTCGACGGAACTGTGGTCTCGGACACAACGCCGCAGACGGTGGACCCCACCGGGAGTTGGGGCACGCATCAATTCGTTAATATCGGCAGCGGCCCACTTGGTAATCACACCGACGGATACATCTCCGATCTCCTGATCTTCGACCGCCCCCTGACCGACGCCGAACGCGCCACCCTCGCCGCCACCCCCGAGTGGTCGTTCGGGGTGCTGCAACCGAAGCTCGGCGGCCTGCTGCGGCTCGGGATGGGGCTGGGGCTGGCGGTCAGCAGCGTGGCGGCCGTCGATCCGGTGGCGATCCTGCGCAGCGGCCTCGGCGGGAGTGACTGACCATGCCAACCGTGCTTGTCATCGGCGATGACTATGCCGCGAACCGCCCCTTCGACACGCTCTCGTTTGTGACGGACGAGCTGACCCCGTTCGACCTCTCCGGCTGCACCTTGCTCACAACGTGGAAGGCGGCCGTCACCGATCCGGCCACCGATCCGGACGACACGAGTGCGGTCTTTACGGGGGCGCTGGTGGTCGATGCCGAGGGGAACCCGACCACAGAGGATGGCATCTACCTGATCGGGGACGCCACGGCGGGGACCGTGCAGGTGCGGGTATTCCGGACCGATACGGCGGCCCTGCCGGTCGGGGAGACGTGGTTGTTTGACTACCAGCTCACCGACAGCGACGGGGAGACGCAGACCTGGCTGTATGACGCCGACGCCGATCGCATATCAGCCAGATTTGGCGCCACGAACCGGACGGGGTGAGCTGATGCTGCGGGTCTATCGGGCGCCCGACCGGGTGCCGGGGCAGGTGACGCTGCTGGCGGATGCGGGCACATGGGCGGCGGTGATCGCGGCGCTGCGCGCGCAGCGTGACCAGGCGTCGATCGAGCGGGCGACGCGGCTGAGCGGTGCGGTGGCACGGGCCGGCAAGAATCCTGTCTTGCGAGTGGCGTTACCAGCGGCCGACGCCATGGCGGTGCTGGCGCTGGCGGGACGAGCGTAGTGCTCGCCCGCAACCGCCGAATCGGAAGGGGCTCGGTCTCAGCTGAGACCGGGCCCCTTCCCTTGCCCGATCCTGACCGGACCGCCCTACTTCTTCCTGCGCCGGTTATAGGGGCTCTGATTCACCGGCTTCAGCGATCGCCCGGTCTCGCTCACGTGCGTGTAGACGGCGCTCTCGCTCCGGCCGAGCTCATGCGCAATCAAGCCAGTCGGCGTGTTCTGTTTGATGAGCTTGTCGAGTTTCGCGTTGTCGGCTGGTGTCCAAGGCTTGCCATTGTTGGGTGGGGTAGGCACTTTCGAACTCCTCCTCGCCAAGCGAAGGGCAATTGCCCTTCGCTTGGCGGGCGTAATTGATGGCTAGTACGGCCAACAACGATTCAGCGAGAGCAGGTTGTTCGGCCCGTAGCCGTCCGGATCCGTGTGCAGGTACGGCGCGCCGTAACGCGGCCGGACCACGTGGACGCGGGCCTCGTAGCCGTTCACTCGCGTGAAGAACTCAACCCGACCCGAGTCAATGAGCGAGATGGCCTCGTCTTTGGTCCACCTCAGCCCGTTTGCGCCGATGTGCGTGATGACTTCGCCCACCAAGCCAACGCTCGCGGTGGATACGCAGGTGACCTGAATGCGCTGTGTTCGTGTGATGCTCACCGGTCGAATCTCCATTTCGCGCATTTCAATGACGCCGCCACAGCGGAGGCGCCAGCGCTTGCGAGACCGATGACCGGTTGTGGGGATGACAACGAATCCAAGGTGAGAGTGCCAGACGTTGGTTGACGCCGGACCGACAAACCTCTACCATCGTCACAACCTGATTCAAGGTTCCGGGCTCGCAAGCGGGCTCAACTACGCCGACACGACGCTTCGGTGGCAGCCGAAGCATGCCGTGTCGGCGCTAGCTTTCGTCCCCACGGCACTCCCTCCTTTCTGCGCGAGACCACTGACGGAGACCGCCGCCAGCCGGCCGACTCAGTGCCGGTATTCCCAGCATAGTGGAGCTATGGCGTTAAGTCGAGCCGATGCTTATTTTCATCGGCTGGAATAGTGCCGCTTTTCTGGACATCGGACGCGTGCAGAAGACCAATACCGCGCGGAGTTGTGCGCTTAAATACATTCTCCGAGGTCGGAATTAGATCGCATGTTCGCCGAGGCGATATTCCGAATCATCGAGCATCTGAGTGATGTACGTACTAAAATAGCCTTACATCATGTCGATATAGTCATTTAACGATACTATGCACGGTGCTCAGTGACTGTCAGCCGCACCCGTCTCCCACCTGAGCTGCCAAATTACCCTTCCCAAAGCTGAATGGCGCGCGATAGCCGCCCTGTGAGCCGGGAAACCTGTTCACAGGGCGGCCTACATAGTGCGCGATGTCGGAAAAACAATGCGACCACGCACTGTGCCCCCTCATTTTGCGACTACTCCGCTATACTGACCTCAATTGACGATGGTCTTTGTTGGCCTCTCTGGACTGCGCATGTGCTGCGCTCCTGAGAGGTTTTTGCATGACCGATCGAACCGCATCCGCCAACCAGCTCCGCGCCATTGGCCGCCCCGGCACTGTGCATTCCGGCGGGCGCCTCCGGCATGACGACATCGAGCGCGCCTGGCGCGGCACCGAGCGTGACAAGACGATCCTCCGGATGCAGCATGATCCCGTGATCGGCGCGATCCTGCACGGGATCGAGATGCTGGTGCGCGGCGTCGATTGGACCGTGGAAGCGGCCGACGATACCGGGGCCGCGAAGGAGACTGCGGAGTTCGTCGAGGACTGCCTCGAAGACATGCACGGCTTCTGGCCGGGCGACACGCTGTCGGCGATGCTCTCGTACATCCCGTGGGGGTGGGCGGCGTTGGAAATCATCTACAAGCGCCGGAACGGGCCCGACGCCACCGATCCGGCTTTCCGCTCCCGCTTCGATGATGGTCGCATCGGCTGGCGCTCGTGGTCGGTGCGGCCGCAGGCGACCCGCGAGGGCTGGCAGTTCGATGACGCCGGGGAGCCGACCGCGCTGCTGCAGCGCGATCCGCAGGACGGCCGGCTCTACACCATCCCGCTCGACCGCTGCCTGCACCTGGTTTACACCAGCAAGACGAACTCGCCGGAGGGCTGGACCCCGCTGCGGCCGGCGTACAACGCCTGGTACTTCAAGACCAATATCCAGCAGATCGAAGCGATCGGCATCGAGCGTGATCTCGCCGGACTGCCGGTGGCCTACTACCCGGCCGATTGGGGGGACGAGGATCCAAAGCGGGCGGCGCTGCTCGATATCGTGACCGGCATCCGCAATGATGAGCAGGCCGGGATCGTCCTGCAATCGGTGTTCGATGAGAACGGCAACCGTGAGCTCGACATCACCCTGCTCTCGACTGGCGGCGCACGGTCGTTCGACACCGACACGATCGTGCGGCGGTACGCGAACGAGCTGGTAACGGTCTTTCTCGCCAACGTCATGCGGACCGGGCAGGACGGCATCGGGGCGCTGGCGCTCTCCGAGACGCAGAGCGGACTCTTTCAGCAGGCGATCAGCGCGCACCTCGACATCATCGGCGACGCGATCAACACGCAGGCGGTTCCGGCGCTGCTCCGGCTCAACGGCATCGATCCGGCGCTGGCGCCCCAGGTCCGGCACGGCCGCCTCGATAGCGCCGATCTCCAGAACTTCGGGCTCTTCCTGGTGCGCCTGTCCAATACCGGCCTGCTGCTCGACACGCCGGAGCTGCGCGAGTACGTGCATCAGATCGCCGGACTGCCGGCCGGGAACATTCCCGATCAACCGACCATCGACGCGCAACGGGCGGCGCTGCTGGCGTCGCGAACCGGCACGGCGGGCGGGCCGGACGGCGGCGAGGACGTCTGATGCTGGTCTGGGATGCCGTCGACACCCGCTGGATCGATGACGAGACGGGTCGGGCCGTCAGCGCCGCCACCGTGATCGCGGCGCGTGATGCGCTGGCCGACGAGTACGCCGCGCAGTTCCGGTCGCTGGCCCTGCTCTACACCGCCGGCGGGCTGACCGCGAGTGCCTGGACCGAGCTCTTCACCGGCCTGCTGATGGAAGCGATCGCGCACGGCTACCTCTTTGGCCGGGGCGGCATCGAGCGAATGGGCGACGCTGATTGGCAGCGGGTGACCGAAACGTATGCACGGCAGCTCGACTACGCCCGGAACTTCATCGCCGAGGTGGAAGCGCGCATTGCGGAGCGCCCGGCCGGCGCCAGCGTGGCCGACGTGCTTGAGGAGGTTGCCCCCTCAACCGCGGCCCGCGCCGAGCTGTATGCTGGGAGCGTGGTCGAAAGCTATGAGCAGGGGCAGGTGGCGGCGGTGAGTGAGCACCGGGGCGCGCTGAGAATGCCGGTCTATCCGGCCGATGGCGGAACTGAATGCAAGAGTCGGTGCAGGTGTGCGTGGTCCATCACTGGCGATGAAGAGACTCGTCAATGGACGGCGCGCTGGATCACGGAAGGTGACGACAACGTCTGCGATGGCTGCCGGGAGCGAGGCCGGCTGTACGCCAATCTGGTCATTCCCTACGCCCCGGAACCCGCTGCTGAAACGACCTGACATCATGGTGTAGACTACGGCTAACTGAATCGATGGTCTCTGTTGGCCCGGACGTGTTCGCTCCCGAACGCACCGGGTCATTGTTTTGTGAGGCCATCGATGCCCGACGCACCGCCCCTGAACCGCACCGAGCTCCCGCTCGTCAAAGAGCGGATCCGCGATGCCTGGCGCAGCGCCTTTCCCGATGTGGAGGTGCCCGCTGCGCTGCTGGCCAGTGAGCGGCCGATTCAGGCAGTCACCTTCGCCGAGCGCGCCTACAGCGGGTTGCTGGTCGCCCTCTGGCTCGATCCGGCGCAGGCGGCGCAGCTGGCGATCGACGGCGGCGAACCGGCCGACGCCCTGCACCTGACGCTCGCCTACTGCCCGGACATGGCCGACACCGATGAAGTGACGCTCGCCCGCATCGTCGCCTCGCTGGCCGATGTCGCCGCGACGTGGACCGAGCTCGCCGGCCGCATCGGCGGCTTCGGGCGCTTCTTCGCCGGCGAGAGCAGTGACGGGCAGGACGTCTTTATCGCGCTGCCCGATCTCCCCATGCTCGACTACCTGCGCGAATCGGTCCTGCGAGCGCTGGGCGATGTCTGGGTCTACGCGGGGAGCGAGCACAGCTTCCAGCCGCACATCACGCTGGCCTACCTGCCGCCCAAGGCCAAGAC